TTCGAAAGAGCTCTTGATCGAGGCGAGGTATCTCCATCCTCATTTCCCGGTTTCGAGAAACGAGGGCGTCTCCCCCTACTTCTAGGAGGTTTCGTCGAGAATGTGTTCAACCGTGACACTGGTGTGCTGTTAGATGGTCTACTTGAAGACAACGATCTATCGCTGGAAAGCGAGCAGTTCGTTGCTTTCATTAATAGCATTCGTGCTGTACGTCAGATTACTCTGATGTTTAGCAAGTTAAACGAACCTACCTCACCGAGGCGGGAACGTCGTGCTATTTTGGACTATCTAATGTGTGAAGAAGAGGTTCGTCAAACGGACGCTCGATTTCTCGGATGGCTCCCTGCTGGAAAAGCAGAAGAGTTTTCTGAGAGCGACGCACGTTTTGTATGGCGGAGTCTTCAACAGAGTTTCCGAGAGGATAACCCTGGGGAAGCTACTTCCAGTACATGGACCCGGTTCCACAGCTGACAAGCTTGCGGGTAACCGTAAGCTTGATTCTATGCTGTGGACCCGGCGTTTGGAGGACGTATTCCCGGAAGGGCAATACGTTTTTCCAAATTGGAGATCTTATCTTGAGATCTCGTCCGGCCCTCTTCTCGAACCCGGCGCTGAGGTTGCTGTTAAGCTAACCGCAGTACCTAAAACAGCAAAAGCACCTCGACTAATCGCGATTGAGCCGACTTGCATGCAGTATATGCAGCAAGGGCTTCTTCACGCTATAGAGAGTGAGGTTGGCAGGGATAACATCCTGACACCTCTAATCGGATGGCATGACCAAAGACCTAATCAGTCTTTTGCTATGCTAGGTTCCCTTTCTGGGAATTATGCTACCTTAGATCTTAAGGAAGCTTCCGATCGTGTTTCTGCTCAACTTATCCGAATGATGATAAGCAGCCATCGCCCCCTATTGGAGGCTGTGGATGCTTGTCGTTCTAGGAAGGTTGACGTACCTGGCTTCGGCATTCGCCGAATTGCCAAGTTCGCGTCTATGGGTTCAGCACTTACGTTCCCGTTTGAGTCCATGGTCTTTATGGCCATCATTGTCTCTGCGGTTGCGCAAGCGCTCAGCACCCGCCCAAC